CTCTACATATGAAACTAACTATGAAGGCCATTATCAAAGGGGAGATCCTTGTGGCTCCCAACCGGAGTCGGAAGACTTTCTCCTTTGCCCTTTAATCTGGGTTCTCCATAATTAATTTATGGTACCCGCTAGATTATTGCGGATTGTCCAGAAGCAACGAGCCAGGAGTATATGACTTAACCAAGGTCATATATTCCTTCGTGACTTGTGACTGTGCCAAGTTAATGGAAGTGCTCGCTCTCATAGAGAATACACCCTTCGATACGAAGTATTTACTAATACCTGCTTTCTCAAGGTAGGTATCAGGAGATACTTCGGACTCAAGTGTTCCAGCAATGGCTTGATATTGTGATGAACGCGCGGTAGTAATACCGACGCTCATCCCGTACTTGTCGGTCAAGACTCGTACGGAAGCAATAATCATGTCATTGAGGACACTGACCAAAGGGTGATTCCCTCTGAGAACAGCTCTGTAGTCTTGGACAGACAAGCTTGGGAATTTCGCAAGGAACGTACCCGTTAGTTTTGCACTAACAGAATACGCGTCCTTTTGAAATCTCTCTAAATCACGTTCGACAAGGCGTTTCTTCACCTTAATCATCATGGCTCTCGCCATGTGATTTAGATCCTGGAATCCAGGATCGATCGAAGGAACTTCGATACCGAGGACAAGTGCAGTTCTTATCAAGAGCTGCTCATAGTCCCCCGTATTGATGGCTTTCGCCACCGAGTCGAACACATTATATAGCTTTATGACTCGCTCTGCTTGCGCAGGCTTACCATAAACTCTATATAATGCTGTGATTAAGTCCGGGTGCTTGTCTATATCAAGGCTCCACCCATGAAGGCGTTGCGTGTCTAGGAAATTGTGTAGAAGAGAATATCTCTCCCACACAGAACCCAGACCAGCAATAGCAAACCCTGTTATTTCGGACCCTTTATGAATCCATCTCTTCGCGAATTCATATGTATCTTCCGATACATGTGTTTTCTGCTCCGAAATGGGCATATCGAGTTCTGATAACAGAATCTTATATTGCTGAGCAACATCTGCGTTAGCTATAACTATATCATCACCGAGTAAACAGTAGTCCTTAAAATGTGGTTTACCACATCTTAAAGCACTAATATGTACAAGGTAATGATGAGTTACAGCCATTGCCCCCCATGATGAATATGCTCCCATCGGCTGTCCGGCCCCATAAAATACGGGGACTGGTAGACCTTTGGCAGTATATGCATACTTGGTAAGCACACGGGCCCACGCCTCAGCCTTATCTAAACCAATGATTTCAGCGATTACTCTCTTCTGAACAAGAAGGGGCATTCGATCTGTAGCATTGCTAAGATCAAGACTGTAGTATGGACCGTGAGAAGGGAGAACAGAACTAAATTTATTCTGATCAAAGGTACAATCCTGTTTAACTCCTCGCAAGATGTCCATAAGGGCAAAATGCAAAGGTCTTAAACAAGACTGTGACCAATAATCAAGAATAGCAATAACTCTGGTCTTACCTTCTTTATCACTAAAATAGCTCAACTTCCTTAAATTCGAAGTTTTGGGCGGAAATAAAGTCTTCCATATGTCAGCAACAGAAAGGGAGTCCCACCTAGGTAGCATCAAATTATCAATGCATCTAGTGAGCTTATCACCTCCTAATAGCTTAATATCCGCTATTAGTTCTTGAGGTAATAAGGTCATTTCTGATACACTGGTAAGCAATGCTTGCCCAAGTGGACCTTTCTTCGTTGACATATGAAAAGACTTCCATTTCAGCTCCCTAGATCGAATCCTCAACCTCTTACAAGCGTGTCGGTGTTCTCTCTCTGAGATAGAGGAGAATCCTTCCCACTTGCTTGAGATAGGGGAAACGTCTAAAACCGGTTCAAGGTGTATTGATCTTAAAGACACTAAAAGTGTCATTAGGACCTTTAACCCTGAGTCAGTTTCAGTAAGGTGTTTTAAGTCAAGGATCCAAATTGGAAACCCTGATTTTAAAGCAACCCCATCTAGGCTCTCCAACGGATGTCCTGTGATATATCGAGTCACAGCAAGTCGTGAAGATTTCACGAACTTAACTGTAAACGATATCCCACGTTCATTCGTTAGAGATATAATTCGATTTAAGTAGTTGTCTATTACAAGCTTATTAGCTTCATAGACTTCTCGACAATAAAATGTTAGGATTATACAGACTAACTGCTGTATAGTTCGTAGCATTAAATTGTTGAAAGTCATATGTAATAATGAGTTTCAGTGATAACCAAACCCTTACCGGTACCGATCACTCGGGGGACTAGCCCTGTGTCGGCTGAGGCTACGAATCTCACCGCGCAGGTATCTGGTATCACTAGTTAATTGCTCCTTGTTTTGGATAACCAATCCAAGCGGGCGAAACTAGGATCTCTGGCACGTAACTCAAGTACTATCTAAGATATAATCTTAGGTATATAGTTATCCACCTGAAGCATGGTCTCGTA